AAGATATACCATATCTTGATCCAAATTATTAACAAACAAGCGAGAGGATAATATGACAAAAAAATTAACATTAGAACAAGTTAATCAAAGAATAGATGATCTTGAATGTAGTTATTATAAAGGTTGGAAAATGGACGAGTACGCCTGGCGTTTTAGTGGTCGAGTATCAAAACCAGATTTAATGTATTGGGGCAGATTACATAAAATAAAAAGGGAGTTAGAAAACAAATGAAAAATTATTTAGTAAAGTTTAAATGTGTAATAGGAGATTATGAGCATATAGACTATATGCTTTTTAATAAGAAAAAAAGTGAATGGGGATATTGCAAAGAGTTTTGGGGTATCACTAAAAAGGATGAGTTAAAAGAAAATTGTTTTTGGGATGATTGGATGCAGAACGCTATCTCGGTTTATTCTGAAACAGAAATAACAGACAAGCAAACAAAAACATTAAAAGAGTTAGGAGTAATATATTAATATGAACGAAGGACTAGAAAACATAAAACAAATAGAAGATTTAGAAAATAAAGTTAAAACATTATCAGATCATCTAGCGGGTATGTGTTGTCAAGCAGATGAAGACACGCCAAGCGAATATAGAACTGAACATTTTAGATCGACTATGGATGACGCTTATGAATATTTAGAAAAAATAGGATACTTTAAAAAAGGATAATATGAATATAACACAATTAGAAAAAGAAATAATAAAGGTATTAAAAATTAATGAAAATGTAGATTGGGATTTTTCAGATATACCACCAAAAGAAGAGTTTAAAGAATTACAAATATTTATTAAACGATTATTTAAAGAATATAGGGGGCAAGAATGACACAACGCTATGAAGTACAAACTAAATTTATTTATGGCTTTGAGAATGTGTGGCGTGATGAAGATGACAAGCTAATATATTTTGATACTAGAAAACAAGCTATAAAAGAATTAAGAGAAAATGTAGATGATTGGAATAATGACCCAAACACTACATCTAAATATTATTACAATGATTATAGAGTTAGGAGAAAACAATGACACAACGAGATGAAGGACACAATTATAGAGATAGTAAGAATAAGGCTAGAGAGTACGAGCGCAAGCAGAAGTATGAGGCAATTATTGATATGGTTATAAGGTGGTTGGATACAAATATAGATGACAACCAAAAATCTCAAAATGAATTGTTTTTTGATAGCTATGAATTAAAAGAAAAAATAAATCTAGCATTAGACCCAAGCACAACCAAAAGAGAAATAGAGGACGGGGACTTGTAACATAATTATCTGGACATATACGCTATATTACGATAAGAGCACAAGCTATGGGTCTACCAAAAAATCTAACAGAACGACAGCAAAAGTTTGCAGAATTACTAGTATACAACGAGGGGCGCAAGAGCCCGAGCGAGTGTGCTTATGAGGCAGGGTATAAAACTAGACCTAGACAGACAGCAAGCGAGCTACGAAATCCTAAAATTGCACCATTAGTTGTACAATACATTGGAGAGTTGCGAGCAGAGATACAAGAAAAATACGGAATCAATTTTGAAAAACACATTGGGGAACTAGCAAAGCTACGAGAAGATGCACGAGCAAAAGGTGCTTGGTCTGCAGCAATCAATGCAGAAATAGCTAGAGGTAAAGCAGGTGGTTTGTATGTAGATCAAAAATTAGTGTTGTCTGGTAATTTAGATAATATGTCAGAAAAAGAATTAGAATCTAAAATGAAACAAATTTTAGATGATCACAAAACTTTAATTAATATTACCCCAGAAGAAGAGATAAAAGAATCAATAATAGAATCAGACCCTGATAATGATTCAGAGTAGCAATAATTCTACTATATAATTTTCTTGGAAACTTTTTTAACAAAGCCCACTTGTTTATAACTGGCTTGTATTCCATTTGAGTCTGGCCCTTTCCTTGGTGGAAGTTGATCCCATTTTACATTAGGCATATTCTTTGTCAATGTAGGGTTTCTATCTGCTTTGTTTCTTAATGATTGCTTGTAGCTATCATTCAAATCAGATTGTTCTTGTTCCATTTTATTTTTCATTTATTTTTTCCATACGTACTATACACCCTTTTGGAAAAACATTCCTATCAGAAAATAACTCATCATTAACTTCATAACTTGCAAAGGTTCTAATATTCTTTTTATCTTTGTTAAGTAAGTATGCGTGAGTTATCATTTCAGATGGCATAAAACCAGAAGCTGTGTGTAAATCTGCGTGCCCGCTGTCCCCGGTGATATCCAACCACGTAATTTTATAGAAGTAATATCTTTTCTTCTTGATGATAACAGATTTGTATTTAGATTTTTTCAGACTTTTCGGCATATCTATTTATACTATAAGGGGAATTTTAGGGTAAAAAAGTTTTTAAAAATAAAAAAAATGCCTCGCGCGCAGAGTACATAAAAAATAACCTGCTAATACCAACACTTATTTGACTATCCATTCCATTATTGCATACACTAACAGCACTTTTACTACTGTGCCAGAGCAAAATCGTCTACTATTCAAGTATACTGTCAAGTGTGCCATACTGTGCCACTCAAAATCGACCCTTTGGCACAGCTATTAGTCAACAATACCAACGATAAAACGTCAAATTTGGCAAGTGTGCCACTGTGCCAAGCACTTTTTTTTTCTACAAAAAAAAAAAATTACCCTAGAATTCCACTTATGTGTGGCACAGTTTAGAATGATTCTAAAATTTATATGGTTTAGTACCAATTTTCACTATTTTTTTAACACCAGACCCCTGCAACTCTAAAGTTGCATAAGGTTTCCACGCTTTGCGCATCAAGTTCAGCTCTAAAATAAGATTAGACCACTGCTTTGGTGATATATTTTTACTTTGTATTACTACTTTTTTCATAATTTACGGGGCTTCCACTCTCGCTTCCACCCCATTCCCCAGGGAAATCATTTACGGTATGTAGTAGATTGTAAGTAAAGGTTTCTTGGATCCTTCTTCAACACTATACGCCACGCAGAAGAACTGTTTACCTTACCTATTAATTTACTTTCCTGTAATTCTATTTTACCAATCTCATTAAGACCGCCTTGATCGTTTTCCATATAGATAAAACAATCTGATATAGCAGTACCTTTGTTGCCATTGGTAAACTTACCTAGTATCTGTTGTAAATCTCTTAATCTTAAACTCATTAATTCAACCTGTCTTCCTCTCTAATTTTTGGATACATTTCTTGGTGTCTCCTTGCCACATTCTTGACAAGTTTATACCACTTTTCCTTCCACATCTTTTTCATATCACCTTCAGTTTTATTATATGCAATTGCAATATTATCCAACTGCTTGATGTCTTTGTCTATAGTACTCATCAACCCTCCTTAAAAAGTCGTGTTTATATTTTTGAAACTCCTTACCTTCAATAACGAATTCCTGGTAGTAATTATCTTTACTACACATCATCACCACACCTTTGGTAATTTCTGTTTTATGTATAAAATTGTGGGCCATAGCATAGGCCGCCAATTGAAGACAGTAATCCCCGATCCACTCTCGGCGCTTCGGTTTGTTCGTTTGTTTAAAATCTATGATAGCATCTTGACCTTTGTGTACCCCAACGAGATCAGTTTGGCCCGCATAGAGGCCAGGATAATACAAAGTACATTCCGTGCCGTAGTATGTCGGAACATTGCATAGACCCTGCTCTATGACCCTTACAGCCATATTATGGGCCTGTTTTCCAACGTTTGTCTCATCTAAATAACCTTTATCTAATATATACATCTCAAGAATCTTGTGCATCGCGGTTCCTCTAGCAGCACTCTCATCCACGATCCGCGTAGCTGCAGCCTCTCCCATCTTTACACGCCACCTTTTTAATCCATCTTTCTTCTCGGCCGGTTCAGTCGCGGATAATATAGTTGTAACACTTGGTAACTTTTCTTTATCATCAATATTATAATGACGCTTACCTTCAATCGCTTCGCGTACCGTTTTTGGATAGATAAATTTATTATTTCTTATCATCAATGTTTTAATCCAAACCGACCTTCTT